TATAAAAAATTTAAGTGAACAAGATTATGATGATTTATTATTTGCACAAGATCTAAACAAAGGCGCAGACCCAAACAAAGATCCTTTTGTATATTTAAATAAATATTTTGTAAGAGACGAAGATCAACTTGATATGTTAGACACTATTATTGATGAAATGCCTGGTAGTACACCAGCAGAAATATCGGCAGAGTTTAAAAAAAGAACAGGTGGCTTAAAACCAAAAGATCTTGGAGATAAATTAAAAGACTTACCTGATGATATTGATCCTGATGCTTTAGCTGAAGGTGGCAGACCTGGTAAAGGTTTAGATTATTTAATGGGGTTATAATATGGCCTCAGAACTTCTTAAAAACAGAGCACTCATACAAAAATTAAAAGAACCTGATGTTCCTATAATTAATTTTGATTTAGCTAACTCAGCATTAGATTATAGTATAGAATCAACCGAAGAAGAACTTTTACCAAAACAAAAACCACAAGAACTTTTAGATATTCAAGAGAACGTTAGAATAAAAAGAAAACAAGATACGATGAACAAAGCTCGTCCTTTCTTGATGGATGAGTCTATAGATTTTATTGAGAGAGAAGAATTTAAAGTTGGAACTTATCCTAAAACAAATCCTGAAGATTTACAAAGACTAAGAGAATATTTAACAAATCTTCCAGATGATGCTAAAGTTTTAGCAAACCCTTTACAAAAACAATTTAATATAGATAGAAAGACAATAGGTCTGATTGTAGAAAGAGAATTTCCTAATCTTAATTTATTGAAAGCGGGCGCTGCACAAGCTGAAAATGTGGCAAAATTTAATAAACTACGAAGAGAAGCTATGGAAGCAAACTATGAAAAAATATTGAAAGAAGGGTATTTAGATGATTATAAATTAAAAATACAAACACCTTCTGGGTCTGTTTTCAATAAAGGTTTGTCAAATGCACAATTAGCTAAAAAATATTTTCCAGATGTATCAGAAGGTACAGGAGTGGCAAGAATAGAAAAACTAAATAGATATATTAGAAAAAAATATCCTGATCTTATTTATCCACCAGGAGAACCAACGTCTGTGAGTGCAAAAAGAAGACGAGAGCGTATTTTGGAACAAAGAAAATTTTTATCTGAAGAAGAGAAAAAAATTAGAAAAAAACAAATGTCTCAAAAGAAAATTTTAAATAAATATTTTAGTAATAATCCTGAAGAAATTTTAAATAAAAAAGAAATTAAAAAATTAATTGATGTTAAATTAAAAGATGGAAAATTAGATTTTACCCCTAGATATAAAACAGATAAAGAATATATTGACTTAGCTAAAAAAGGATTATTGTTTGATGAGTATGATATCACTCCTGTAAGACTTGAAAAAAGAAACATTGAGTTTCCAATTAATAAAAACATAACTCCTGCAAAATTTAATCAAGGTTTTATTAAACAAGTAGACGCTTATTTTAAAAAAACAAAAGGGTCTACAGACCCAGATGTCATAGCTAATAAAAAAATTATTTCTGATTTTTTGAATAGTTATGGTCTTACTTTAGAAACACGAGGTGAAAGAATAGGTAGTCCTACTAAATTACCTGCAATTGACAAAGAAACAGGAGAGCTACCAAATATTAAAAATACTTTAAACAAATTAGAGATTGGTGATTTATCTACAAGCGAAAACGTTGGGCTTAAAACTAAAGATATAGAAAAAGCTGTCAAAAAATTAAGCGGCCAAAAAAAACTAACTGCTCTTCAACAACTTGCCTCTAGTAAGAATGTTGGCTTTGACCCGGTCCTCGCAACCAAAGCTGGCTTCGAGGAGTTTGTAAAACCTGCAGCTAAGATGGGAGCAAGAGGAGCTGCTGGTTTAGCTGATCTTGCAATATCTGCTGGTAAGGGAGGAACAGGTCTTGCAATAGGTGCTTTATTAGAAGCTGACCCAATCATTACTGGAATGTCAGAAGGAAAAGATTTTGGTCAAACAGCTAGAGATACTTTTATAGGAAGTGCAATAGATGCCATACCTGGTGTTAATCTAGGAAGTCTTAATGAAGATCTTATTAAATTAGCTGACACAGAGGAACAAAGAGTTGCTGTGCAAAATTTAATTGATTATCAAAAAGATTACGACAGGTTTACTAAAGATCTTAGAGCTTTTAAATCTTACCAAGGTTTAGATCAAAATTCATTAGATGAATTAGGTTTCACTGCAAGTGATTTAGTTAATATGGAAAGTCAATTAGCTAAAAGATATAGAGACATACAAGACAGAGCACCAAAAGTTTATAACCCAGATGTTCTTGGATTAGTAGAAGGTCTTGCACGAAAAGAAGCTGAAAGAAGAAAAGAAAATTTAGAAGGTATTCAAGGATTAATTTTTGGTCGTACGACAGATCCAGATTTTGTTGACAAAAAAACAGATCAAATTATGAGAGCAGCTACAGGTCAATCAGCAGCAACTGACAGTTATACAGATGCTTATCAATCTTTACCTCAACCAGAACTTTCACCAGAAGAATTAGATGATATTTATGAAATGGGCGGTATTATGGGAGCAGCTGAAGGCGGACGAATAGGTTTTGCTGAAGGACCTATGGATCCTAAAAGAAGATTATTTTTAAAACTAATGACAGGTATTATGACTTTGCCTTTCATACCTAAATTTATGAAACAAGCAGACGTTGCTAAACCTATAGTTAAGGTTGCAGGTAGTTCTACTCAAATGCCAGACTGGTTCCCTGATATGATAAATAAAGTTATGTTTGGTGGCACAGGTAAAAAAATAGATGCAGACTTAACAATATATGAACCAAAAGAATTGCCAGGGATATCAATAGGTAGATACGATGATGGTAGAGTTTTTGTAGAAGGTCAAAATGAATACGGAAAAAAATACATGATTGAATATGAACCACCAGGCTTTGAACTTATAGATGAGAAAACAGGTAAAGCTGTGAGGACAAAAGGTGAGTTTAGAGCTCAAGAAGAGGTGCCTGTTAATATAGATCCTGACGGTAACGTTGATTTTGACGTAGAAGTTCTTAATGATTTAGATAATATTATGGGTCCAGACACAAGACGTATGGAAGAATTTACAACGGGTAAAGTTACAAAAACAGTAAAAGACTTTACAGGTGATACAGGTATTAAAAGAGGTGAGTATCAAGTAGGTGCAGCCGAAGCAAGATTTGAGCAAGCAGCAGATGAAGCAGCTGAAAGGCTAGCAGATGAAGCAGATGAAGCAGCGGGAGCGTTAGATGAAATTGACTAAAACCATACCCCCTAAATCAGGTCCTCAGTCTGAGGGCTTGCTTATTAACTATAATACTGTTAAACCTGTGAAACTGGAGAAAATAAATGGCAGACATAGACAAGTCTCTTCCAAACGTAGAGCAAGAGATAAAAGTACCATCACCTGAAGATATTGAAGTTGCTCAAGAAGAGCAACAAAAAGAAATTGATGAAAGAGGCGGTCCTGTAGAAATACAAGAAAACGAAGATGGCTCTGTAGATATTAATTATGATCCTGCAATTGCATCTATTGACGGAGGACAAAATCATTATGACAATTTAGCTGAACATTTACCAGATGATGTTTTAGGTAGATTAGGAACATCTCTATATCAAAATTATCAAGATTATAAAAATTCTAGAAAAGATTGGGAAAGAGGTTACAGAGAAGGTTTAGATCTTTTAGGATTTAAATATGACAATAGAACTGAGCCGTTTCAAGGTGCTTCTGGTGCAACTCATCCGGTACTAGCAGAGGCAGTTACACAATTTCAAGCGTTAGCGTACAAAGAATTATTACCTGCTAACGGACCAGTTAGAACACAAATTTTAGGAACACCATCTCCAGATAAAGAATTACAATCACAAAGAGTAAAAGATTTCATGAACTATCAAATCATGGATAAAATGAAAGACTACGAACCAGATTTTGATTCTATGTTGTTTCATTTGCCTTTAGCAGGTTCTGCTTTTAAAAAGGTATATTATGATGAAACAGCTCAAACAGCTGTTTCTAAATTTGTTCCCGCAGATGATTTGATTGTCCCGTACACAGCTACCTCATTAGATGATGCGGAGTCGATCATTCATCGGGTTCAAATATCTGAAAACGAATTAAGAAAACAACAAGTTGGTGGTTTTTATAGAGATGTAGAATTAAAACCAGGACCAGTTAATGAAACTGAAGTAGAGAAAAAAGAACGAGAACTTCAAGGAGAAACAAAAGGTCGAGACGAAGATGTATTTAATTTATTAGAGTGTCACGTTAATTTAGATTTAGAAGGATTTGAAGACATAGGTCAAGACGATGAGCCAACAGGAATTAAACTTCCATACGTTGTAACACTTGAAGAAAACTCTAGAGAGGTTTTATCAATTAAAAGAAATTATGAAATAGGTGATCCATTAAGAAAAAAAATAGATTACTTTGTACATTTTAAATTTTTACCAGGACTTGGCTTTTATGGTTTTGGTTTAATACACATGATTGGTGGATTATCAAGAACAGCTACGGCTGCATTACGACAACTATTAGATGCAGGGACATTATCTAATCTACC